AATCGTCCCGTGCTGATTGCCACGCCGCTGGCGGTTGCGAAACAGACAGAGCGTGAGGCGCAGAAGTTTGGGATCGATGCTGTTATCAGCCAAGATGGCAAGAGCGACGGCAATATCATCGTGACTAACTACGAGCGATTGCACCTGTTCGATCCGAAAGACTTCTCGGGGTTCGTGGGAGACGAAGGCAGCATCTTGAAATCCTACATGGGACACCGTCGTAAGCAGATCACTAGGTTCATGAGCAAGATCCAATATCGGCTATTGTGTTCGGCTACGGCTGCTCCAAATGACTGGGTTGAGTTGGGGACCTTCTCCGAAGCATTGGGGGAACTGAACTATAGTGAGATGCTCCGGCGGTTTTTCCGTCAACTCGACGACAAGGGACAACGGAGTGAACAGCGGCTACAGGACCAAGCCGAGATCATCATTGAGAACGATCCAAGTTACTACCAGAAGCTTGCCTACAGGGTGGCCCAGACAATCGGGCAATGGCGGCTCAAGCACCATGCAGCCACGGCATTTTGGCGATGGGTCGCTTCCTGGGCCAGGGCATGCCGATATCCATCGGACCTTGGCTTTGATGACGGCGGGTTTGTTCTCCCGGAACTTCAGGAGAAGGACCACATTATCAAGGTCAACACGCCACCGGAAGGGATGCTGTTTTGTGTGCCGGCGTTTGGTATGTGTGAGGAGAGGGCAGAGAGACGACGTACCCTGCATGAACGATGCGAGTATGTGGCTAAGCTTGTAGACCACGACCGGCCCGCTGTGGTCTGGTGTCATATGAATCCTGAAGGCGATCTTCTGGAGAAGATCATTCCAGGGGCTGCCCAAATCGCGGGTCGAACGCCAGATGATCGGAAAGTGGAACTGTATGAGGCCTTCGCCAATGGACAGTTGAGAGTGCTGGTGATTAAACCAAAGATAGGGGCATGGGGCTTGAACTGGCAGCATTGCAATCATGTGGTGACATTTGCGTCGCATTCCTACGAGCAATATTACCAGAGCGTGCGGAGATGCTGGCGGTTCGGCCAAAAGAACCCTGTACGGCTCGACGTGGTGGCGACAGAGGGTGAAATCCGTGTCCTAGGAAACATGCGACGCAAGGCCGGTAAGGCAACTAAGATGTTCGATGCGTTGATTCGGGAGATGCAGAATGCAACGCGGATTTTGGCAGAAAACACCTACAGCAATAAAATAAGCTTGCCATCATGGCTATAATCGGCTATAATTTGGGCATGGAAAAAGAACTCAGAAGCATCGTAGGATTTCCGGGATACTCAATCTCTAATTATGGAGAAATATATTCGTTTTGGACTGGTGGAGGAGGCGTAAGAAGGCTTGGCACAAACATGAGGCGGTTATCTACCCGCGTGGACGAAGCGGGTCGCGAAGCAATAACGCTGTCAAGGAATCGCACACGCGTATCGCGGAAGGTCTGCCGTCTAGTGTTAGAGGCATTCGTTGGAGAATGTCCCCGTGGGATGGAAGCGTGTCACTTCCCAGATCGAAGCCCATTGAATAATCGCCTCGACAACCTCCGGTGGGACACCAAAAGCAGCAATCAGCACGACCGAATTGGGCACGGGACTACGAATGATGGGGAGCGCAACGGATCTGCCAAATTGTCTGCGACAGACATCAAACCGATACGCGATGCACATGATGGCGGGGAAACGTACAAATCTCTGGCACGTAAATACAATGTGTCCCTATCGGCCATTCAGCAGGTCTGTGAACGCACTACTTGGAAAACCATAAAGGATTAATCATGGCTGTAAAAGATCAGAGCATTACCGATAACTATGCGATCTACTGTGGCGATTGTGTTGAAGTGATGACCGACCTTCCGGATGCCTCCGTGGATTTGACGGTATACTCACCGCCTTTCGCTGGACTCTATCAGTACTCCAGTGACCCGAGGGATATGAGCAATTGCATCGACAAAGACGAGTTTTTTGAGCACTACGCCTTCTGCGTGCAACAGCTTGCCCGGATCACAAAGCCCGGGAGGGTCAGTGCTGTGCATTGTATGGACATCCCCTTGTCGAACGCAGGGTGCGACGAGATGTTCCCGCTCCCAGACGAGATCAGGCGGATACATAAAGCCCATGGATTCGCGTATGGCGGAATGAGAGCCATCTGGAAGGAGCCCTTGATGGTCCGCAACCGCACGATGATGAAGTCCCTCCATCATAAGACGCTGTGCGAGGATTCGACCAAGTGCTCTATAGCGAACGCGGATTTTCTACTGATGTTCCGCCGCACGGGCGAGAACAAGGTCCCGGTGAGCCATGATATCGGGCTCCTGGACTACGCTGGTGAGCGACAGCCCCCTGCTGAAGTGTTGGGGTATCGCGGGATGAAGGGCGACCAGAAGAAGAACCTGTACTCACAATGGTGCTGGCGGAACTACGCTTCGTCGGTGTGGATGGATATACGGGTTGACCGGGTCTTACCCCACTTGGAAGCCAAGGACGATGAGGACGAGAAGCACGTCCATCCGCTCCAATTGGACGTGGTTGAACGCGCTTGCGTCCTATGGTCAAATCCAGGGGAAGTAGTCTTGACGCCGTACATGGGTGTTGGCTCTGAATGCTACGGGGCTATCCTAAACAGCAGACGAGCCATTGGCGTTGAACTCAAGCCCTCTTACTACAATCAAGCCGTGAGAAATCTGCAATGTGTCAAGCGGCAGGACAAGGAAGAACCACTGTTCGCTGCACCCAAAGACACGCTGATGGATTGACAGTATTCAGGACATGGCCAGCACGCTCATTATGGTCCCGTGCGGGCCGCCATTTTGAAGGGAACAAGAGTTGAATCTTCAAGAGGGACACTGGTACAGAGGCAAGAGCGGCAAGCCGAGATATATTGAGCGGATTGACGAGTATGTGTCGTGCGATGCCGTGTACTACCATGTACTCGGTAGCGGTCGGCGACGATGGTGTTGGGACCCAGGATTCCGCCGCTGGGCCGTCGATGATCTGGGCACGGAAGAACCGGAGGGAGACAAATGAAGAAGCTGACCTTTACCGAATGGATCAAGCGGAACAAGGAACTGTGCGAGCAAGCTACGAAAGGGCCGTGGATTGTGAAGTTCGACGAGAAGATCAATCACCCGTCCGTTGCTGGTCCCGTGAAAGCCAACAAGATGAGAGACAAGGTTGCTCTATTCCCGATTATGGCTAAAGCGAAGCAGGTAAAGCGCAACGCCGAATTTATAGCAGCCTCACGCCTCTCCCTGCCCCAAGCCATTCGCATCATCGAGGCACTGGTTGAATGTGTACCCCAGTGTCTCACAAAGAGCGACGCGAGGAGCGTTGCCGCACAGATCATCAATGAGAAGGAGTGAATCGTGAACGCAGAATCAGTAGCATTGAATGAGTATTTGGAATCAGATAGAGGCAAGCTTGCATGTGACCCTGTAACGCTTCAGGCCCCAGCGGCACAGCGTCAGTTTCTTGAGAACAGGATTCGACTCGCCTTCATGGCAGGCATGGTTGCCGCAGAGCAGATTACGATAGGGCGGATCAAGCAGAAATTTGCGTCGTTTTTAGATGTGAAAGGAGACTCCCAATGACTGACAAACTGACCCCCGAAGCCCTGTGTGACGAAAAGGTGTTACGGAGTGAAATTGGCAGGGCCATTGCCGGTCCTGGCCCTTGGAGCTACTTCGTTGGCGATCTCGCCATAGCGGCCGAGCTGCTTCTGCGGAAGTGTGACAAGGGCAAACTCTTTCGCGCCATTGCCATAACTGCCGGGTTCCCCGGGGCCGATGAAATGACAGAAGAGTTTCGGTTGGCGTCGGAGGTTTGGGGTTGGTTCGTTTGGGCTACCCCTTCCGACCGCTGCATCGTCTGTCTGATGGCATTGAAGGGAAAACGAGATGGCTGAAATTCAGAGATACGACTTCGTTCAATCCAGCAGTGGTTTTTGCAGCATGGAGAAGATGCCCGTCACCGGAAGGTATATAGCATTCTCCGACCTCGCCACCTACGTCGAGCAGAAGGCCAAGGATGCCGTGAAGGCGGAACGGGAGCGTTGCAGGCGACAGGATAAGAAGGAGACGTAATATGGCAATGTCAGACTACTATCAATGTCATGTGTGTAGTGGCAAGACGTTCTACGATGCGGATCTGCACTATGATCACGCTATCAACGGCGTCCATCCCGTAGGAGTTGGCGACATGAAGGTTCTTTGCTTAGAGTGCGCGAAGAAGTTCAAAGTCGTAGTAGCCGAGATTTTAGCCCAGTCTCAGACTCCCGCTGATGCGGCCCAGGAGAAGTACGATCCCCCCATGCAGCAGATCAGTCAGCAATTTGTGGATGGGCCGGATGAGCCTGCTGGTGCGGGGAAGGAGACGAAATGACAACGCGAGAAGAGATTGTCAAATTCAGACAAGCCACTAAGTGTCTTGCCCTTGCCATGGATAAGAGCGTGGCGGATGACTACCAACCCATGGCGTTCAAAATGGCCTCTGCGTTAGAATCCGCACAGCAGGCTCTCGCCGAGAAGGGCGCGGAGCTTGCCGCCGCGAACGAGCGGATCGAAGCATACAAAGTGTACCAGCGGAATACCGAAAAAGAAATCGCCCGCCTCCAGATTCCTATCGGCCCTTGGGAAGACCAGAGTGAGGCGGTGCTGCAAGCCGAGATCGCCCAACTCCGCACCACCATCCGCACCTTAACCGACGACAACGACAGGCAGGCGAAGGAGATTGAGCGGCTTACGGCTCTAAATACTGAGTTGGAAGCCTGCACCAAGGGCGACCGCATCTGTATGTGGTGCAGACAGGTCATAGAGCTATCAGGGGACAAGGTAGGCGACGCTGCCGCGCTCGCGAATCACATGCTCCATTGTAAGGATCATCCGGTAAGGAAGTTCGTGGACTTGTATGAAGCCGCATCGGAAAACAACGCCATCCTCAAGGCCCGCGTTGAGGCGCTGGAGAAGGCGTTGGTGAAATGCCACGATTTCATTTTGTCGCAACAGTTATGGAGAGGCTGCGATTTCGGAGAGGAAGAACGACAGCTGGCCATCGCCGCTCTCAATCCCCAGCAGGAGACACCCAATTCCTGAGCAACTGTTTGAGTCGGTCTAGCTTTCAGGGGCTGGTGACTGTGGATCAAAACTACTCGGTCGTTGGCTTCTCATCAGCATCTGCTTGATATCCCGAACATCTTGGCCCATGGTTTCCAGTTTCGTCTTGAGTTCGACCATTTGGAGTTGCTGTGCCGTTTCTGTTGCAGTCTGCTTCAAACAATGCTCGGCCATGACCTTTTTCATCTCAGTGCCAGTGGCGCACTCTTGGAAATTGGGAAAAAGCGTCCTGCCGCCAATCACACCGCCACCACCCACCAACACTGCAATCAGTGCCCACTTGAGGTGAATGGTGGCCCCTGTTTTAGTTGCCGTGATCGTTACTCCACTTCCTGCTTCAGTTTCTTTTGTCATTGTCTCGCTCCTATCGTAAGTCCTTAGAACTCGATCCCGTAAACCATTATGGTAGTCGTAGCCGGGTCTGTCGATCCGGTGACCGGCTTGATACCGAACGTATCTCCAGCATCGAACACGGTGAACTTCGTGGTCGGAGGCTGGAGAATAATGCAATCACTGCTGGCGGTTAGGGTGGACAGGTCCACTGCTGTGCGCCAAGTGTCTGCAGAAGCCCCATCGCCGAGGTCGAAGTCCGTTCCGCCGACCAGAGACCAGGAAGGATTGCGGATGATGACCATCGTAACGATGGCAGATTTTCCCGCAGGGACCGTGTAGATCGTGTCTTTGGCCGTTCCATTCATCGTGGCGGTATCACTGGCCAACAGACGAATGGCCTGTGAATCTCCGATCATCGCCGATGTAATGGCGTCGTCAACTGTACCTGGGATATCAGCAGCTAGTAAGGCCCTGTAGGCAGGGGCAGCCGTGGCCCCGTTGCTCTCCAGGAACGTGCCATTGGCTCCCAAGGCCAGTTCTGTCGTATCCCCGCTTCCATCCGAGTAGAACATCCGCCAAGCGGTCTGAGTGTCGAAGTCGGTCAGATTGGTGAACCCAACCGCCGCCGACCACGACAACACCCCTGACCCATCCGTAGACAGAACTTGGCCAGCAGTACCATCGTCTACGGGCAGAGTAAGGGTAACATCTGAGGCCAAGGCTGGGCCAATTAAACGGATCTTGCTCGTACCATCATCGCTGTCTTCGTAGATGTCTATATAGCCTGCGGAGGTGGAGCCGTTCTTTACGGACAGACCCAAAGGTTCAATACCCATCATCCCTGGGTATCTGCCCTCCCTGATGTACCGAACCGCATCGTTGTACGTCGCCACCTTCACAAGTTGGAAGTTAGCCAGATGATAGGTAGCTG